GTCAACTACTTGTTGACCTGTCGCTCCTTGATGGCTGCAAGTCGCTGGAGGAGGCCAAGAAGTTACTAGACGAGGCGGAGGAGACGGACCAGTTAGTTGGGTTGGCAAGGATGCTGTGCTCGAACAGGCCGAGCTTTACTCGTGCGTTCAACTTCCTCAAGAAACTGCGCGAGGATCAGGAACCTGAAGCCGTGCGGATCTCGCTCATCGAGTACATCACGGCCGCCTTCTTCGGAGGCGAGACGCCTGCGGTCTATCTGCTCGACCTGATGGCGAATCTCTCGCGACCTGTGCCGCAACGCGGCGGGTGGGCTGAGCTCACTGTTGCTTTGGCAACTGTCTTACTCAAGGAATAACCGTGGGCGAAGGCTTCGCATACTTTCGCTGGCACGTCCTCAAATGGCCGGGGAGTTACTGCCCAGGTCCCGGCATGTATCGAATCGCATTTTGCTATGATGCTTGGAGAATGGGGAAACGATGAACTACCAACGCCTTGTTGAGCTGCTCGCCCTGACGAAGGACCTGCAGACAGACCTCCTCCAGCACCCGAGCTATTACTTCGAGTGTGTGCGAGCCGCAGCTCAAGCCTCTGCACATGTGGACGAGTGCAAGAACGACCTCGAACGAGTCGAGGCTGACATCAATATCCAGGTGCGAACAGCGGCCGCGAACTCAGGTGAGAAGGTCACGGAGGCGCTCGTAGCCTCTTGGGTGAAAACCAACAAGCAGGTCATGGAGGCGCAACGGCAGTACCTTGATGCGCGCAACGCAAACGCCGACCTGCAAGCCTTGGCAAAAGCCTATGAGGCGAGAGGTCACATACTGCACGATCTCACGTTACTCGCGACCAAGGGTGTTGATTCCGCGGGTATATCATCTTACAGCGACTTACGGCAGCGGACGGCAGAAGCTCGCCGCCCGCTCGTGAAAAAGGGGTAGACATGGTTGACTTCAGAAACGCCCGTCGGGGCGCATCGACTTCGCGTCCTTCCTTCACCTACAAGGCACGCAGCACTCAGGCCGCGAACGAGCGCCTGAATCGCTACAACACGGGGAACCGGGACACGTTCGTGCCTGCTGACATTGACGTGTGGCAGCCGAAGGAAGGAGACAACTGGATACGCATCCTGCCACCAACCTGGGAAGGCGCCGAACACTACGCCTACGACCTCTACATCCACTACGAGGTCGGCCCCGACAAGAACACCTATCTCTGTACGGAGAAGATGAAGGGCCAGGAGTGCGAGCTCTGCAACGAACTGCGCAAGGCAACAGCAACAGGTGACACGGAGTATGCACGCGCTCTTGACTCCAGCCTCCGCCTCGCTGTCTGGATGATCGACCGCGAGGACGAAAAGAAGGGGGTGCAGTTGTGGCTGTACGCGCCTTCCATCGACCGTGAGATTCTCGAGCAAGCCCGTGACCGACGCACAGGTGAAATCCTGATGGTCGACCACCCGGAAGAGGGATTCGATATCGAGTTCGTGCGCAAGGGCAAGGGAATGATGACGAAGTACACGGGAGTCAAGCTCGCGCGCCAGCCCTCGGCTGTTGAGCCGAAGTGGCTGCAGTTCATCACGGAAAAGCCGCTCGACTCCATATGGAAGTTCTACGACAACGAGCACATCATGACGGCCTTCGGAGGTGCACCGAAGGAAGGCGGCGAGAAACCGCATGAGACGACGCAGCAGCAGGAGAAGGCCGATGGCCCTGCCGATGAGCCGGCTCCGCGTCGTCGTCCCTCTGCTGAGCCTGAGCGTAAGGAAGAACCGGCTCCTGCGAGCAACAACCGACGGCGCCTTGCAGCCCTTGACGCGCAACAGGCGAAGAAGCTGAAGGTCGATTTCTCGAAGATGACCATTAACCAGTTGCTCGACTACGCGGACGAGCACAATATCCTCATCCCCGACAACATCCCGGATGAGGGTATCGCCGAGTTCCTGGAGGACCAGGGAATTCCTTTCTAGTTGTGCGGAATAGCGGTTAGTCCCGACGGGCGACAACAGTACGACCCCCCTCGATGATGTTGCCTGACCTCGCACACGGCGGCTATTACTTGACGGGGTAGCCGCCGTTTCTTTTGGAGACTCAGTTGGATGTGACGCAACTAATACTATCGCTACATGCCCCGGAGCTAACTCCTGAGTTTGTTGCCTTGCATGAGCGCATAGAAGCTGCAAAGAAAGCAGGAGCGCTTACTGATGAGTTGCTCAATGAATGCAATGCCGATGGCGGCGAGTGCATCGTATGTGGGATGATAGTGTGCCCGCACGGGGAGCCGTTGCACTTCCATCATGACGGTTGTCCGGCTTGCGATTCGTGCCCGCAAGGAGATGGCTGTGGTTGAACGTCGCGCTGTCAAGATTCTACGCACCGAGGAGCCAGCGAAGTTCTTCTCCTCCGGCTGCGCACTCCTCGACTGTGTGTTAGGTGGAGGTTGGGCCCGTGGCAAAGTCATCAACGTCGTTGGGGACAAGTCAACAGGAAAGACACTACTGGCAATCGAGGCGTGCGCTAACTATCTTCGAGAGCTACCAACAGCGAAGATTAAGTATGTGGAAGGTGAATCCGCCTTCGATGTCGACTACGCCCGAACAGTCGGTATGCCTGAGGATTCACGCCTGGAACTTCTTGACGACATCGGGACAGTGGAAGCTGTCTTCTCAGAAGTCGAGGAAGCCATCAAGTCGAAAGAAGAATACCTCATCATCATCGACTCCCTAGACTCTCTAAGCGATCAAGCTGAAATGGATCGGGAGTTGGGTGAAGCATCCTACGGGGCCGCGAAAGCCAAGATGTTGTCTGAGGGCTTTCGCAAGCTCATTCGCGAGATGGGCGATTCTAAGGTAACGCTGTTTGTTATCTCGCAGGTGCGCGACAAAATCGGCGCCATGGCGTTTGCGAAGCAGGTGCAGCGCAGTGGCGGCCACGCGCTTGACTTCTACTGCAGTCAAGTCCTATGGCTGTACGAGGAAGGGAAGATCAAGAAGACTGTGTCAGGACTTGAGCGCGCTATCGGTGTCAAGATCAAGGCACGGTGTGAGAAGAACAAGGTTGGTTGGCCGTGGCGCGAATGCACAGTGCCTGTCATCTACGGGTATGGCATGGACGACGTACTTGCGGCGTTGGAGTGGGCTGCGAAGGCTGCACCGAAGTCATTGCCTGAACTCAAAGACGGTCTCTCACCTGACAACTACAAGCGGCAGGTGCCGCACCTCGACCGAGCACAAGTCGCACGTTGGATTCGCGACGTATGGGAGACCGTTGACATAGAATTCCGCCCTGATAGACGGAAGTATGAGTAAGTATTTCCTAGCTGAGGCCGAGATCGAGGGCGACTATCGCTATTGGTTGCATCGCGCTGCGACGCACCGTGACGTAGGCAAGCCATACATACTCTGGGTCATGCTCAATCCCTCAACTGCTGATGGGCAGCAGGATGACCCAACTATCAGAAAGGTCATGGGTTTCTCGGCACTGTTAGGTTACGGCAATGTGTACGTCGTCAATAAGTACGCGTACAGAGCAACCGACCCAACAGAGCTAAGGAAGGTATTAGATCCTGTCGGACCTAAGACCGACAGCTACATCCAAGACTGGGCTCGTTTTGCCAGTCGTATCGTAGTTGCTTGGGGCCGAGATCCTGCTCTAGTTCCATGCAGAGCGCAGGCAATACTAAACATTTTGGTTCGATACAACAATATCTACTGCTTGGGTCACAACAACGACGGGAGCCCAAAGCATCCGCTTATGTTGCCTTATCGAACTCCGTTCGAGATATTCAAATGCGCGTAGGAGGCGGGCATGCCAAGGGAGCTGAGTTTGAGCGACAGATAGCGACACATCTGTCTCTCTGGGCGAGCCGTGGAGAACGAAAGGACATCTTCTGGAGGACTCCGGCGTCAGGCGCCCGCTCCCGTGTAACCAAAGGTAACAAGTCGCATGAAGGTGACATCATGGCGACCGATCCTATCGGGGAGAAGTTCACGGCGAATGTGTTGCTCGAACTCAAAGCCTACGCACACGTCGATTGGTGCAAGCTGCTGTTTGGTGAGGTGTCGGAGTTCACAGCATTCTGGCACAAGTTACAGGCTGACGCTCTGACAAGCGACAAGCTGCCCGTGCTCGTGGTCAAGGAGAACCGACGCCCTGTGTTGTGTTTGTCGCAGTGGATGCCGGCTGGGATTACAACGCATGCCATAAGCTCCAGGTTTTTGGCACCTGTGCGGTCGCAAGCTGTATACCTTTGGCCGTTCGCGTACTTGCTGACTCGTAACTACGATTGGGTGTGCAATGAGATTTCTCATCACGTCAGACCTACATTTAACCGATAAGCCAGAGCATAGGTACAGGCTTCAGTATCTTGACTGGTTGACGAGTCTGACCAACAAGATACAGCCAGGACACGTCGCGATC